ATTATTATGACTCGCTGGGCAACAGGAGATCTAGCAGGAAGGGCCTTTGATCATTTCCAGCAGGAAAAGAAAAAGGTCCGGCTGATGACCATGAAGGCCTTGCAGGATGATGGTACCATGTTATGCGATGCGATCTTATCCCGAGAGTCCTACGAGATGAAAACCCGCGCCATGGGCGAGGATATCGCTAGTGCAAACTATCAGCAGATCCCGATTGACCTAAAGGGTAAGCTGTATAGCAGCTTCAAGACCTACACACAGCTGCCGGTTGATGCAAAAGGGGATCCGCTGTTTACCAGCATTTACAGCTATTGCGACAGTGCGGATGAGGGGGCTGACTACCTGTGCAACATCATTTGGGGGGAATACCTCAAAGAGGCCTATGTGTTGGATATCATCTACACCAAAGAGCCTATGGAGATTACGGAGCCTGCAACTGCGAAGGCTCTTTTTGAGTTTAAGGTTAACCGGTCGAGATTTGAGAGTAACAGCGGTGGCCGGTCCTTTGCCCGGAACATTAAGCGCATTCTGGAACAGGACCTTAAAAGCAATTTCACCAATGTCAGCTGGTTCCACCAGTCGAAGAATAAAGTTGCTCGTATTGTGTCCAATGCTACCTGGGTTATGCAGCACATCTATTACCCGGTAAATTGGCGTGACCGATGGCCGGACTATTACAAAGCGATGGCGGCTTACCAGAGGGAGGGCAAAAACACTCACGATGATGCCCCGGACGCAACGACAGGCGTTGCAGAGACGATGTACATGATAGGGGGGTAATGTTGAATGCGACAGAATGTAATTGTGACACATTCAATAAAACGCTGAAACCACTGCGGGGGTAGGGATGTGAGCTATTTTATTATAAAGAGCTCGGTAATATCGCGTTTGAACTTTACATAACCAAGGATATATTCTGTTTATGACACATTTGTAAGTAGGGGGTGTAAGGGAGGTGGGGTGGTTTCGTAACATGGTCATGAAAATACTAAAAATCCAGCCAGCTTATGAGAACAGAATCATCACGATTAGAGAGCCATTGAGCTACCAGACTAACGTTCTGAGAAACAGGCTGCTATACCGGGGAGATCCATCAGAGTTGGATCAGTTCTTCAAGCAGACCGCTTTAGACCCCGTAAGCAAATCCCGCTTCTGGGCAGCGGTACCCACTGAGGGCTTAGGGATACGCAAGATCCACTCCGGCCTCCCTGCTATGATTGCGGATCGATTCGCGGATATCGTTATGGCGGACCTGGACGGTATTGAACTCCAGGCGCAGGAACAAACGGATTTATGGGACGCGATTAGCCAAGACAATGGCGCGGATAAGCTCATAGGGGAAGCCATAACTGAGACCCTTGTGGCGGGTGATGGAGCCTTCAAGATCACAGTGGACACCGATGTAACCCAATACCCCATCATAGAGTTCTTTTCCGGGGAAAGAGTGGATTACAAACACAACAGGGGACGTCTGCAAGAGGTAATTTTCTACACGGATTACGCGGTGAAAGAAAAGGACTACCGGTTGGCAGAAACCTACGGCAAAGGGTATATCCGGTACCAGCTTCTTGATGCAGCCGGAAAGGTTGTTCAGCTTGCCACGCTTCCGGAAACAGCACAACTACAGGACGTGACCTATACAGGTGATTTCATCATGGCCGTACCGCTCATGCTATTTAAGTCCTCCAAGTGGCCCGGCAGAGGTAAAAGCATTTTCGATAGCAAAGCAGATTCTTTCGACGCTCTGGATGAGGTCATATCTCAATGGGTTGATGCTATCCGGGCAGGGCGGGTTCAGAAGTATATCCCAGAGGACATGATTCCCAAGGATCCGCTCACAGGGGCGTTTCTAAAGCCGAACCCCTTCGATAATCAGTTTATCCGCATCGGCAATGTAATGGCTGAAGACGCGAAAAGCCAAATTAACACAGTCCAGCCTACTATCCTGTACGAGGCTTTTGTTGCCAGCTATTCCAGTGCTCTAGATATGTGTCTCCAGGGGATCATGAGCCCTGCCACCCTGGGCATTGACCTTAAGAAGCTGGACAACGCTGAGGCGCAGAGGGAAAAAGAGAAGGCAACGCTTTACACCCGTGGAAAAATAGTCGAAACCTTGAACGAGGTGATACCACGGCTGGTTGACGTGACGTTGAAAGTCTACGACACCATGTCTAGTCGTTCAGCAGGGCAGTATGAGGCCTCCATTACCTTTGGGGAGTATGCCAGCCCTAGCTTTGATACCGTAGTGGAGACAGTAGGCAAGGCTAAGACCTACGGCATCATGTCCACTGAACAGTCTGTCGAAAGCCTTTACGGCGACACCTGGACGGACGAACAGAAAGCGGAAGAGGTTTCCCGACTGAAAGAGGAACAAGGACTGATGATGGATGAGCCTGGTCTAAATAGAGACGCTTCTCCCGGAAGTGATACCTAATGGATCCCTATGATATCTCTAGGATCTTCATCCAGATGGAGTATGACCTGATAGCTTCCATGAAGCGCAACTTCGCCCGACATCTGGATGAAGAGGCCAAAGAGGGCTTTGAGTGGGAGCAGTGGCAGCGTAGAAAGTTACAAGCCCTAGCCAGATACAAGGCTAACAATAAAAAGCTTATCAATGCAGCTGGAGAGGTTATTGACCGGGAAACCGAAGCTTTGCTTAAGGATTCGTTTAAGCTTGGTGCGAAAAACGTTGATGAAACGCTGAAACTCCTTTATATCGCGGGAAAGCTTACCAGACTCATTGCACGCGTGGATGACACGGATGACAGTTTTTTTAAGGTCAATGAGAAACGTGTAAACGCGCTTATTAAGGCAGTTAAGCAGGATCTCCAAAAAGGACGATATGCTATGCTGCGGCAAGCTGATGATGTATATCGACAGACTATCTTCAAGTCACAGCTGTATCTCAATGCAGGAGCAACTTCCTTAGGCCAGGCTATTGACATGGCCACGAATGATTTTTTAGACAAGGGTCTTGACTGCATTGTTTACAAAAACGGCAGACGAGTGAACATCGCATCTTACGCAGAAATGGCACTTCGGGCATCATCGCAACGCGCAGTATTCACGGGAGAAGGGGCTCGGCGTGAGGAATTGGGGATACACACAGTTGTCGTCTCTTCGCACAATAACTGTTCGCCGCTTTGTCTTCCGTGGCAAGGTAAGGTGTATATCGACGATGTTTATAGCGGCGGCAAGAAAGGCAAAGGTAGTTACCCACCTTTGAGTATGGCTATACGTGGTGGGCTATTTCATCCTCATTGCCGACATAACACGGGTACCTACTTTGAGGGTATAAGTTCTCTTCCAGAGCCTGTAGACGACGAAAAAGCTTTGTTCAATTACGATGCAGAGCAGAAACAGCGCTATATGGAGCGAAAGGTGAGGAAATATAAACGGCATGAAGCAGGGTCTGTGGATCCGGATAACCAGAAGGATGCAGCTGCCAAAGTTAGGTATTGGCAAGGTAAGATCAGAGAGCACCTAACTGAGAATACTCAGCTCCGAAGAGATCCCAGGAGGGAACAAATTAAGGGTTAAGGCACTTGCTGAAATGGGTAAGTGCCTTTATATTTTGCCATTTTGGTATTTTGGGCGTTAACTATAAAGACATCACCGGCCACGACCGGGATAAAAAGTGAAGATGAAAGGACGAAAAATAAATGACTAAAGAACAACTTATCGCACTAGGATTGACGGAGGAACAAGCTACAAAGGCTGCTGGTGCTTCACAAGAGGAGCTTAAGACTTATATCCCTAAACATCGTTTTGATGAGGTGAATGAGGAGAACAAGACGCTCAAAACGACTGTTAAGGATAATGCAACACAGCTTGAATCCCTCAAAACTGCAGCAGGAAGCAGTGAAGAATTGAAAACTCAAATTGCTACTCTTCAGGCCGAAAATAAAAAGAAGGATGATGAGCACCAAACGCAACTTAAGGATTTGACTCTGACAAACGCCATTAAAATCGCTTTGGCTGGTAAGGTCCACGATGAAGGCCTGGCCGCTGGCTTGGTGGATAAAACTAAGCTGGTGATTGATGGTGATAAAATCGTTGGTCTGGATGAACAAATTAAAGGCCTTGCAGAGTCAAAGAAGTTCCTCTTCAAGGAGGTCCAGACGGAGAGTCCTAAGCCTGGTTTCAAAATTGGGGCAGATGGAAAACAAGTTCCAGCGGATGGAAAACCTATGTCGCTAGCTGATGCAGTGGCATCACACTTTAGCACAAAATAGGAAATAAGAAAGGATGATGGAATATGGCAATCACACTAGCGGAGGCGCAGAAAAACGTGCAAGATGCATTACAAATGGGGGTTATCGACGAGTTTAGAAAATCAAGTTTTTTGCTTGATAACCTAACGTTTGATGATGCAGTGTCCCCGACCGGGGGCGGTGCAACCCTTACCTACGGGTACACCAGGCTGATCACACAACCGACTGCAGCGTTTAGAGCTGTAAACTCTGAGTACACACCCCAAACCGTAACAAAGCAGCGTTATACCACGGACCTTAAGGTTTTCGGTGGTAGCTTCGAACTTGACCGTATCATCGCTAACATGGGCGGGATCATAAACGAAGTTACGCTGCAGATCCAGCAGAAGACAAAAGCCGCTCAAGCCCTATTCAATGACACCGTGATCAACGGGGATAGCGCTGTGGATGCGAATGCTTTTGATGGGTTAGAGAAGGCGCTGACAGGTTCATCCACTGAGTTGATTCCGGGTTCGGCTATCGATTTGTCTACGGCAGCTGCGGTTGATTCGAACTACAAAGTATTCCTAGATGAGCTTGACGAATTCCTCATGGGGCTTGATGGCCGGCCATCGTTTATTGCTGGTAATCTTAAGTTGATTGCAAAATTAAGGGCATGTGCGCGGAGATCCGGAGCGTATACAACTACCAAGAATGATTTTGGTGGTCAGGTTGAAGCCTATGATACAATACCTTTCCTTGACCTTGGTGCAAAGCCGGGTACCAATGATCCAGTTTCCCCGATCCTGACCGGGGGCGATGCAGGGCTAACCTCTCTGTATGCTGTTCGTCTGGGCCTTGATGGCTTCCACGGTGTTAGCATGGCTGGGCAATCCCCGGTTAATACTTGGTTACCTGACTTCACCACTGCTGGAGCAGTGAAGAAGGGCGAGGTTGAAATGGTAGCAGCCGTGGCGCTGAAAGCAACGAAAGCAGCCGGGGTAATGCGTAAAATCAAAGTATCGTAAAGATGAGGTGAAAGTCATGGCAAGGATATATGCGCCCAATGAATCACATAATTGTGATTACGGTGTTGATTTTTACAATGGTGCTGCCGTTGTTCCTGATGCTAACACGGCAGTGGTGGCATGGTTCACCGCAAAAGGTTACACGGTAGTTCCATTGGTGGATGCTCTATCGCCCTGGGATTACTTAAAAACTGAAGAACTAGCGGCCCTTGCACCTTATGTTGGGATTGCACCCACCGGAATGACAAAGGCGGCTTTGGTTGCGGCCATCGAAGGTCAGTTAGTATTGATGAAGGTTGAAATTACTGCTTTTGATGCAATTCCTAATTTGGCTGCCGGAACTGTTGCAGCGCCTGTCTATGCAGATGCAGCAGCAGTTAAAGCGGTGTTACCTACTTCCGCGTTATGTGATGCTGGAACAGTGGCAGTACCTGTCGCGGCTTGGGAAGATACGGATACCTATGAC